GTGCTTCAAGGTAATTTACATAACCTGCCGCTTTGGCATTTAATTGCATAGTTTGTAAAAGCAAACCCATACTCAAAGGTTCTCGTACTTCAAATCTTATAACATGAAAATTTGTTCCTCTACTTTTTGGGTTTGGAGCAATGTATGTTTCTATTTCAACTTTATCTATAAAGTATTCAACGTCAATATTGTGTATCTGTTCAGCATAGGTTCTTGGTTTTCCTGTGCCTGCACTTCCTCCACTCCTAAAAGTTACCTGTGATTGTCGTAATCCGTCTCGTCTATAAGTTGAGTCTGGAAAATTTAACTCCTCGCTCGAAATACATCCAAAAGTAAACAAGTGATTAACACTTGCAAATTTTTCTAATTCATTTTCTAAAGGAAATCTTGCACCCAATGCCGCTCTGTATTGATTTAGAGATTGTATGTAACTTTGATCTTTTACTTTTTGATCATCTTCTTGCCTTTCAGCTTGTTCTAATTGTTCATCCTCGTCTGCTAAAGCACCATTAGGCTCTTTTGTAGTCAAGGTTGGTTTTATAAAAGAAGAATTTACTACAGGTGAAGGAAAATTAGCAAACTCGTCAACAGCAAATTCATTTGTTGCTATGTTTTCAAGTTGGTCTTTAGCTTTGTTAATGCCTTTTGTGATAATTTCCTTGGGGTAAGCCAATTTAATCTCCTAATAGCTGACGTACTTTTGCTGGTTGCGGTAGATAAATTTGCACTCCTGATTCTAAATCATATATGGGATCTTCCATTACTGCCATATTACGTTGAGCAAAAATCCACCATAGCCTATGATCTTTGTACAAATCGTATGCTAACAAATCTGGTCTATGATGATATTGTGGTTCAACTGTATATAACGGATCGTCACTATTTGCTGGCACTTGTCTTATTTGCAATACTCCTAAAGTACCATTTGATCTAAATTGTGTATCTTTGTAAGGACTGCTTGACATTAAATATATCCATCTTTAAGATTATTTCCATTGATAAAGTCAGCATAGCTAAATTTCTCAACTTTATCCCTGCTGTAAATAGGTTGACAAGTAACTGAAAATTGTGATTCACTTGGTGCCCATGTGTAATCCATTCTTTGCACTTTTGATGGTGGTGCAAAATCTGACACATCTATCTCTTTATCTAAATTTTCAAAACCTGTACCAATGTAATCTACTTCATTAGGCATATCAACAGTAAACTGTGTTATGATCACAGGCACTTCTTTGAACACATGCTCACCATATCCATTTAGTCGTACAATAGGAGGAGGTGATCCTAGTCCGTCTTTAAAACTACCTGCACCATAATTCATCTTCGTGACTGACCTTAGATAATGTAGACACGCAATCCAATACCTTGCTTCTATATCATTCTGTGCATAAAATTGTCCTGTTATCACCAACTGATCCACTTGTGAGTTCTGATATGCAAAAAAAGGATAATTATTATGTATAGGAGTTATTTGATTATAACTTGCAGTGTGACTCAAAATAATAGTTGGCGTATAAGGAAAAACCATTCTGTTTCGTGTACCTTTTAAAGGAGCAAGTAGTGTTGATGTGCGAAAAGCATCACCAGGAGGAAGACTGAGACTGACTCTCCAATCTTTTCTCTCAACTTCAGTTTCTCCCCAAAAAGGTTGTGCTGGAGGTTGGGCACTTAAATTGGTAGGCAAGTTTGCTCCACGTATATCAGACATAAAGTTTTCTGCACCATCACTGATTCCGTCAAAAACTTTTTGGCCGTACTCTTTTGCTTTATCCCAACCCTTTGTAATAAAGTCTGGTGCGTTTGAAGAGGCATTGTTTTGTCCACCTGCTGATGTACCTCTGGGTGGGGTTTTAGTAATATTTGTACCTGGATATGTGTCTGCCATTTTGGTTAACTCCTTACTATTATTTAGTTGACAAAATTAACAGAGTATATTATAATGTGGTATGTATTTTGGAGATAAGATGAATAAACGTATAAATTACCTTAATAATAAGGACATACTGGCTGAAATTGCCAAATCTAAAAATACTTTTTGCAGTTATACTGATCCTGATTACGGAATATATGATATAATTCTTCCTAGTGTTGAAAAAGTAAACATAAGAACCGTAGCAGAAGCAAAAAGAAACAAGGCAAAAAGATTACAACAAAAAGCATTTGAAAATGCAAAAGCACAAGGCAAAAGAGTAAAGCTGGCAGAATTTGAAATAGATTATAGAAAGATAGCAAAAGAAGACGTAATATTTAGGATAATGACTTATGATCATATACCTGAAGAACCAGGACGTAAGAAAAATCCAAAAACAGTTGCGGATACAAAAACAAAACTAAACTTTCCTCCTTTTCAACATTACAAATATAATGACAATGGCGAACTAGTTTGTGTAGGTAAAAGCCATTGGGAAGGCGGAATGGAAAATGGATATTTTAACAAAGCTCATGGTCAAGCTACAAATAAACTTGCTATGATGTGGATGAAACTTTGTGATAGATATGCAACTCGCGGAAACGTTAGAGGTTACACTTATAACGATGAAATGAGAGGACAAGCAATATTGCAACTTTCACAAATTGGATTGCAATTTGATGAATCTAAATCAAATAATCCATTTGCATACTATACTGCGGCTGTAACTAATTCTTTTGTAAGAGTAATTAACATTGAAAAAAGAAATCAAAACATAAGAGATGATATACTAGAAATGAATCACATGAATCCTAGTTATACAAGACAATCGCAAGGTGAATGGGAACGTCAACTAAAAGATCACGCTGTATCTAACCAAAAAACGCAAAAATAGATTGACAAGTATAGATTTTTCAACTATACTGCTATAGGAAGGATTACGAAGTGTTTAGAAAAGCGGCAGTTTTTACGGACATCCATTTAGGTTTAAAGTCCAATAGTAAAATTCATTTACAAGATTCAGAAGAGTTTGTAGATTGGTTTATAGAACAAGCAAAAGTAAATGGTTGTGAGACTGGAATCTTTTGTGGAGATTGGCATCACAATAGAAATACTATTAATGTGCAAACCCTTGATTCAACAACAAGATGTTTAGAAAAATTAGGTAAGGCATTTGAAAAGTTTTACTTTTTTGCAGGTAATCATGATTTATATTATAAAGATAAACGTGACATTTATTCATTAGAATTTGGAAAACACATTCCTGGCATTACTTATATTGATGAAATATTTGTTGAAGATGATGTAGCATTGGTTCCTTGGCTTGTAGGTGATGAATGGAAACAGATCCCTAAAATAAAAACCAAATATATGTTTGGACATTTTGAATTGCCTAGTTTTTATATGAATGCAATGGTACAAATGCCTGATACTGGCGAACTAAAGGCAGAACACTTCAAACATCAAGATTATGTTTTTAGTGGACATTTTCATAAACGACAGGTACAAGGAAAAATACACTATTTAGGAAACGCATTTCCACACAATTATGCTGATGCATGGGACGACAAACGTGGAATGATGATACTTGATAAAGAAAACAACGCAGAACCTGTGTATATAGATTGGGAAAACTGTCCCAAATACAGAACATTGAAACTATCAAGACTACTTGAAGAAAAAGACAAACTACTAAAAAGCAAGATGTATCTAAGAGTTACATTGGACTTGCCTATTTCATATGAAGAAGCAAGTTTTATAAAAGAAACATTTGTAAATGACTATGATTGTAGAGAAATTACACTCATTCCAAGTCAGCAAGATGAAGAAATACATACTGACATTGATATTACACAATTTGAAACTGTAGATCAAATAGTTACAAAGGAGATCACTGCTATTGATACAGAAAATTATGACAAGAATATACTGTTGAGGATATATGACGAGCTATGATAAAGATTAAAAACCTTACAGTTAAAAATTTTATGAGTGTGGGTAATCAAACCCAAGCAGTTGACTTTGACAAACAACAATTGACACTGGTACTTGGTGAAAATCTTGACCAAGGTGGCGATGATATGGGTTCACGTAACGGTACTGGTAAAACAACAATAGTAAATGCTTTAAGTTATGGACTATACGGTGTTGCACTAACGAACATCAAACGCAACAATCTAATAAACAAAACAAATAACAAAGGAATGTTGGTGACATTAACCTTTGAAAAAGATGGTGTTGACTATAAGGTAGAGAGAGGACGTGGTCCCAATACACTAAAGTTTTACATAAATGATCAAGAACAAGAGCTTACTGATGAAAGTCAGGGTGATAGCAGAAAAACACAAGATACAATTAACAATTTACTTGGAATGAGTCATAACATGTTCAAGCATATACTTGCATTGAACACATATACAGAGCCATTCTTAAGCATGAAAGTTGGCGAACAGAAAGATATTATTGAACAGTTGCTTGGTATTACTATCCTTTCTGAAAAAGCCGAAGTGTTGAAAGACAAAATTAGACAAACAAAAGAATCTATTGTTGAAGAAAATGCAAAAATAAATGCACAACAGCAAAGTAATGAGAGAATAAAAGAAACTATTGAAAGTTTGAAACTAAAACAAAGTGCTTGGGACACAACTAAAAAAGCAAACATCGAAAAACTTCAAAAAGGTATTGATGAACTTGAACATCTTAATGTAGATGAAGAATTAGAAAAACACGAAAAACTACAAAACTGGGAAGAACTGAATACAAAAATTACAAACTTGAAGAAAGAAACTTCAACTCTTGAATCTGCACTTATGAGAGCAGACAAATCCGTAAACACACTTAATAAAGAGATTGAAGACTTAGACAATGCTAAATGTTATGCTTGTGGACAAGAGCTTCAAGAAGATAAAAAGAAAGAAATAGAAGAAAATAAAAGCAAGGAACATGAGGACGCACTTGCGTATCAAAAAGAAATTGTAGATAAACTAACCGTTGCTAACAACGAGTTGTCCGATATAGGCGATATTAACGGTCGGCCCGAAACTTTCTATGAAACAATTAAAGAAGTATATGATCACAAACAAAATGTTGAACAATTAAAAACTGCTTTTGTTAATTCGCAACAAGAAACTGATCCTTATCAAGAGCAGATCGATGATTTAAAGAACACAGGAATCCAAGAAATTGATTGGACGACAATCAATGCACTCAATGATTTGAAAGAACATCAAGAATTTTTATTAAAGTTACTAACCAATAAAGATTCGTTCATTCGTAAAAAAATTATTGATCAAAACTTGGCATATCTGAACAACAGGCTCACTCATTATCTTGACAAACTAGGACTGCCACATCAAGTCGTGTTTATGAACGACTTGTCAGTTGAGATCACACAACTAGGTCAAGATCTTGATTTCGATAATCTTTCCAGAGGTGAGCGTAACAGGTTGATTCTTGGTATGAGTTTTGCTTTCAGAGATGTCTGGGAGAGCTTATATCAAAACATTAATCTGCTGTTCATTGATGAGCTTGTTGATTCAGGTATGGATACTTCGGGAGTAGAAAACTCTCTTGCAATATTAAAGAAAATGGGACGTGAACGCCACAAGAACGTGTATTTGATATCACACAAAGATGAACTTGTTGGTAGAGTTACGCATGTATTAAAGGTAATCAAGGAAAACGGCTTTACATCATATGAAAATGATGTGGAAATACATAATGAATGATGATACACATGATTTGCTAACCAAAGCATATATGGCATATTTCAAAGCAAACGATAATTTCGAAGCAAGAAACTCCGTGCGTACTCATCGTGAAAGCCGTAAATGGCTTCGTGAAATACGTAGACTAGCTAAAATACGTATGGATGAAATACACGACAAGCATAATTCCAAATCTGATACCACTGAATAATAGGCTAGGGTAAGTATCCATATGCAATGGACTTACGACGGAGAAAAGATAGATGAATTACCAGAGGACATTGAAGGATTTGTGTATCTTATCACAAACAAAACAAATAACCGTAAGTACGTAGGCAAGAAATTAGCAAAATTCAAGAAGACTAAACCACCACTCAAAGGCAAGAAGAATAAGAGAAGAAGTAAAGTTGAAAGCGATTGGAGAAACTACTGGGGTTCCTCAGATCATCTGATTGCTGATGTTGAAAAACTAGGTGAAGAAAATTTTAGTAGAGAAATACTTTACATGTGTAAAAGCAGAGGCTTGATGAGCTATCTAGAGGCTAAGGAACAGTTTGACCGCAGAGTATTAGAAACCGATGAATACTATAACGGAATAATCAATGTGCGAGTAGGCAGTTCTAAAATTCTAAAAGAACAATTATCAAAACTAAAGGCAATATAAGGACGCTGTTTGATCGGGGAGGCTCGATCCGCTTTGAGGACATGGACACCCATGTTCAGAATCTAGCGAGTCCAATTATCTGTTGCTCCTAAAAACCCCTTGCACTAGGAACGAAGCGGGGGATAGCGAGAGATCCGCGAAGCGGTTGCGGTAGCAAAAGCGGTAAAGCGGTTTTTTACGTGATGTCGACGTAGGTTGGGAAAGGTCAGAGCCCAAGGAGCAAGTAAAACACCTACTTCCGGTCTCGGCTGTGCGAACTCACATGAAGCTAGAGATAGATGGAACCAGCGATTAGGTTCCGTCTGACTGAACAATCTACATGAAACGTAAGTGCTTCGCACTTTAACTTGCTATAAAATGTGTTGAGCGAAAGCGAAACACGAATGAGCAACGCTCATTCCATTAATGCAAATCTGGATCACGTCCTAATCCAGGACGTATAGAGCTTACTTGCACAGTTTCTATAGTATAAATCTCATGTGGATTTGATTCACGCATGTAATCCACGTATTGTTGAGCTTCTTCTGGAGTATTAAGTGTTTCAACAACATTACCTTGTGAATCTACTATTGTATATCTAGTGATCATAGTCGAATATTTAATTACCTTGTCTAAGACTAAATATATACATAAAACGAATTAGGAAAACTCGCATGAAAGTTTACGATATCATAGTAGAATCTAAACAGCTGGATGAGAAACCGGTAGGAGCACTTAAGAATCTTGCAACTAAGGCACTGAGTAAGGTCACATTTGGTGATATGAAAGCTGGTTTTAAAGGGTCTGCTGAAACTAACGACAAGGCAAACGCAACTTATAGTGCGTTTAGAAAACATCTAGGGAGAACAAAAACTCCTAAGAATCAAGTTCCTGCAGAAGAATTAAAAAATTGGTTAGCTTCGATGAAGATGAGTACAGTAAATGTGCCTGCTTCCGGAGTTATTGACAACAAAGCTGTTGAAAAAGCAATACTGCAATCTACTATTGACACAGAGAAAAAGGCCGCTTATGCGGGTAACACGGGTGCTGGCGCAACCGCTGGCGCGGCGGCAGGTAAACCTGCGGCTCAAGGTGCAGGAGCAGGATCAACAAATGGATCAACAGCAGGTGCTCCCACAACACCAACACCAACAGCTTCCAAAGGTCCAGGATTAGATCCCGACTTGATAGCGGCAGTGAAAAAATTAAGCAAAGCGGAAAAGGCTAGTT